CTATCGTTAAATTTATTATTACACAATAGTATTTATCAAACTAAAGTGTCCTTGAGATTGTATTTGTCAACAACTTTATCTCTTTTGATATCTTTAGCACTCTTTCTAGAAAACCTATCTGCCAGTGGCGTATTAGGATTCTTGTCTGCAATCTTTTGTAGGGTTTCTTTCATACCACCATCCATTTTCTTGATGATATGGTCGCCCACAAAATTAGGAGCAGTTAATACTGCTTCTATGTTTGGATTACTTTCTAGATACTCTGGTTTCTCTGCAATCTTCATTACCTTATCAAAGACTTCACCTGTATCTTTATTTTTAAATGTGTATGTCGGCATTTTTCTCCTTGTACCATTCTGGTTTTGTTCTGTTCTTCCAAGTGGCAAAACCATTCTTTTCATTTATATAGTAATTCTTATATGCTTCTATAGGATTACCAACTACTTTACAATATTCTGGCATTGCTTGAGGTACTTCTGTCAATCCAATGTCTTTGATATTATCTGGTGCTCTTAATAAATGTAATGATGGTTTAGATGCACCATGTATCTTTCCATATCTATAAGTATATTCTGCAAGACAAGCCACATAAATCCTATACATCAAACGATAATTTGATTTACTTTCACGCACCCACACATTACAAGGATGATTCACATGACTTGCCTTGTACAATATACTTTCTCTATTGTCAGGCAGTTTCCACCTTTTAATTCTATGATTATTCTTTGTTCTATCTTCGTACAATTCACCATCTAACACTCTGTGTGCTGTAGATAGTAATTGTGCATATTCAGTTGCCATCTTCACCACATGTTTATCAACATGCATTTTGATATTCTCTATTGGGTCTTCATGTAGATAAAATATATTCATTCATCAACTCCTTCACTTTTTCTAGATTTTTGTATTGTAACACATTGGCACTCATACTGTCAATAGACCCCTTAATCAGTCCAAAATCAGTCTTTAAGACCTCTTTTAGAGGGTATATGTCCACATGTATCAAAAAGACTGCTGTAGACCCCTCAATGACTGTAACAGTCCTTTCGTGTTCAACTCTAAAGGTTAAATCGTCTAAACTGTCAAAATCTGGTTTCTCATATAGTGGGTGATTACTATACCCATCTAGTGATGATATACCCCAAGTATATCTCTCAAATGATTTTCCACTACACATAGCACTCATAATTCCATCAGATGCACGAAGTAATGCTTCATTATCTGCAATTGGTGAATGTAGTTCTGCCAAAGTCTTACCCATCTTTTCACCAGCATTCCAAGATGATGGAAATGCAACAAAACAAGCTTCAAGTTTACCTTTGTGCATAATAACAACATCATCTTCAATCGCTAATCCTAACTGTTGTATATTATCACAATCAATTAAAACTCTATAATCACTTTTCTGATTAAATAATCCTAGTCTTTGTGCTGTTTTAAATACCAACTGTTCTTCTACAGCGAGTGGTGTTTCAAAGTAAATATTTTTTCCTAGATTATCTAACTCAATTCTTTTTTGTGCTTGAATAAAAATATCTGTATTGTTTGCATTAAATATTGGTCGTTCACAAGGTTTAAAAACAGGTTTCATATCAAAAGGTGTTCTAATTATATGTTCAAACATTCACTTCTCCCAACGATAAAATATATGGTCCTCAATCTCTATTGTTTTTGTTTTTGTTTTGGCCCAAGATGGTCTGACATAATCTGCGTGATAGTGTGTTGCACCATCTGTGATATCTAATAACTCGTGGTCTGGATAATTTTTTATATCATAGATATAATTTACTAGTTCGTAAATACTATTATAAACTTTTATGTTTTTAGGTTTGTCTGATTTACCATCACAATACCAACTGAATTGACATTTATTACGAATAGGGTCGCCACTTGCATATGTTAAACCTTGTTTCACAACTTCACATATAGTGTTTGGAAATCTTTTATCCTCTACACGATTTAATGTAACTTGTGCAACTGCTAACCAACCTGCCTGACCTTGACCTCTTGCTTCAAAATAAATGTTTTCTGTTAAACATTTTTTTTCATCTCCATATACCTCACTTCCTATTACTAACAATAAAATTACTAATAATATTTTTTTCATCACGAAACCTCTTTAATCTCATATACATTATGTCTAGGTATGATTGTAGAATTACCACATTCATCAATCGTTCCATCTTCATTAAAATTAAAATCACTTACTAATCTAACATAATCTTCTTCATCACTTATGAGAAAACCTGTGCTTAAACATCTAGGACATTTACTCTCTAAAACATCTTCTATACTTCTCCAAGCACTATCAGATACAATATCAATCCAAAAAACATGGACAAACTTGTATGGTATTTTTTTGATTTGTTTACTCATAATTAATGGAGCGTATGGATTGTACTGCCCAATCTTCTCTTAGTTGGAAACCAAGTGTAATACTTTTATACCACATACGCAGAACCTCTCATTTAAGGTGCTACCACTAACTCTTTGATGAGGTCTGAGAGAGAGAGTGAGTTAGCGATAGCGTTATTCTTTCATTAGACCTCATAATCTATTATAATAACAGCTCTATACAACTATTGTCAAGTTTTTTATACTCCAGAAGCACTCCCAGGCGCTTGAGGGTATACAGGTGCTGGTGCTTTCATAAAATCATCACCCCAACCAAATGCTTCTTTTACAACATCTTTAGATAAACCTTTGTAAACTTGATGTAGTTTTTTATCTTTAGCGGCGATTAATACTTTCGCCTCTGCTTCACACAATCCTTCGCACATTTGTATAAACATTTTTTCTTTCTGTGCTTGTGCTGTGTCATTGTCGGCACCTTTAATGAAATGCCAGAGTTTTCTTGTTTCTGCTGCAAGAACTGTATGTTCTGTTCCCTCTGGTGCTTCATTCGGTGTGTAGGGTACTTCACCTTCTGGTATTACCCATTCTTTTGTAGGGTCAAAAGATGCTTTTAATAACATTCTTAATGATTCAGAATCATTCGTTATAAGTATTGCAACTTTTTCTACTTTTGTTTTTGCTTTGTGTACTTTATCAAGTATATCTGAAAACAATAGTGTATGTGAATATGCCATTTTAAAAATCTCCAATTTGTTCAGTTAGACTTTTCAGTCTTTTGTCTATAAAATAATTTAACATCTTACTTCTATCACCACAAGTGGCGACATTAAAATCATCTAGAATTTTTTCTTCCAACTCCTCTGGAATATTATCCAGATTTATGAGTTTATTATTTCTTTGATAATTTCGTTTCACTTCATCATCTAGTTCGTCAATTTCTTGAGCTAATATACTTTCAATTCTTTTAGATGTTAAAGGTCTTTGCCTTAGTTCATCTGTAAATGTATGGTCTGGTGATAATACATTCGGTATACCATCTGACCTATCACCTTTAAGTATATGTTCTTTTATATATACAACAGGGTCAACCCCATTTACATGTTTTTTGGTAATTGGACTATACTGTCGTACATTATTGTATTTATGCAACTGAATAAAGTCTTTATCACCAGATATAATCATAATCTTTTCGTCTTGATACTTCTTACATAGTGTGGCGATAATATCATCTGCCTCAGCACTATAAGTTTCTACAACTTTATATGGTAAAAACTCTTTAATTTCTGATTTAATATCACCTAATAATCCAAAAATCTTATCCCAATCATTGTTGTCTGTTTCTCTACCTTTCCTACGACCTGCTTTGTACTGTGGAAATACATCTCTACGCCAACAGTTCATAGAATCGTATGTTATGACTACCTCACCATATTTTTCATTGAACATGGTACGATATAATCTTACAGAATTTAATATCATATGCCTGACCATTTCTTCATCTAACTGATTGTCATTCATTCTCAAATGCATCATTACAGATGCAATTGTAATCTGGTTCATGTCAACTAATATCATATTAAATCCTTATTAGAAAGGGTGGCACTTATTGGTAGGCCACCCTAAACTAATTCTTAAATAATTAAGAAGCGTATCCTACGCCATTTCCATAAAGTGCTTTGATACCAGCGGCAACGATTGCTTTATCTGCACCACCATTCATCAATAATTCACCAACCCCAGCAGCAATAATTGCTTTTGAAGGTGTGCCCATACGATAAGATGTACCATTCGCATCTTTGTTTATGTAAATCATAAAACCTTGACTTCTAAGTTTATCCACCATAGCTTGTGGCGAAGTTAGGTCAAATGTGTTTCTTAATGTTTTCCATGTAAGAGTTTCACCTCTTGTGAACGCATTGATTACTCTTTGCGTTTTTGATAGTTTTTTTCTACCCATAATTATAATCTCCTATGATTATTAAATTTAAATTAACTAATTTTATGCCTCTGATAGTCATATCGGCAATTACTTTATGTAATTCTTTACTTATCATCATCTTCTTTTTCTTCATCTTTGATAAGTTCTTTACTTCTTTTACTATGTAAAGTTTCTTTATCTTCTTCCATATCTGATTTAAACTCTACATCTACCTCGTCATCTTCCTCTATAATTTCACTAATCATTTCAATAGTATCTGCAAGAAGTGGCGAATCAAATCTAGAATAATGTAAAGTTACACCATCTTCTGTATCTTTCTTTTCTGGCGACATTATCAATTCAATAAATCCTTGTATGATATGTGGTAAGGATTCCTGTCTTGATAAAGCACCTTTAATTACTTCTGACAAAAAACCTACATCTAAAATAAACTGTTCATCATCTATCTGATAACCATTTTCACTTAGAGTGTGTATCATCTGCACCATTACATTCTCAGTTATTATATCAATCTTAGCAAGTTTTTCTTTCATTTGTAACTGAGAATTATTCTTATCTAATTCTCTATCATACTTCTGTTTAATCCAATTAGAAGTTTTCTTATCGTATTTGTTAGATACAGGTTCAGAACCCCACGGACCGTAAATAACATTATCCACATTTTTATCCTTTTCATCTGTCATGCTATAATCTTTTTCTCAACTGGCACAATCGCACCAATATAATTTAAATAGTTTTCTTTTATCTCTGGTTTAGCTTCATTAATAACTATAATATTACTTTCTTTAATATTCATTTCCTCATTATCTGCAAAAGGAATAAAAGGTGAAAAGTATAATTTAGTTTCTGCACTACTGCCTGGATTTTGTGCCATTGGTATTAATACAAAAGGTTTTTTAATCGTTGTTATTGTATCATCTGAAAATGTTACTTCTGCAACTATATCTTCACCTGTCGTTAGTCTTAATAATTTTACTTCCATTACGATATCCTTTTTCTATTGTTAGTTCTTTTCTTTGGTTGATGTGGGCCTGGTGTTTCTGCAAACTTTCTCAACCACCTTTGTTTACCAGCAGCTCTTGCTAGTCTTTTCTTTTCACTTCTCTTAGTGTGAAATTGTCTTTCGTGTATCTCATTTAATCTACCATCATTTAAAACTTTCTTTTTAAACAATCGCATCGCTTTGTTAAAATCATCACCTACTTTCACACTTAAACCTGTGGATTTATCTTCTTTAATAGGTTTTTTCTTAAACTTTTTTTTCTGTTCATTACGAACTTGAAAATTTTGTCTAGGTTTATTTGAACTTGTTTTCAATTACGCCGCCTCCAGCATTGACATTGGAACTCTGTATGCTCCACCTGTATCTAAATCAACCACAGCATTTTTTTGTAGAACTTTTCTAACCACACCTAGCGTTCTCTTAGTTTTTTGTACCACATAAACTTTAGTGCCTGGCGTAAATTCTAATTTACCATTCATAACCATTAACTCACGAGCAAAATCCATAACCTCATTTAACCCACGATTATCTAGTTTCTTCATTTCTTTCATTAGTGTTTTATTCATATCTCATACCTCGTTTTTTCATCATATTAAGTAGTATACCAGCGTCAAACATATATTGTCAACCCCTAATTTAAATATAGTGGGCCTGTCCATTCCATTGGGTATAACCCCTCAAATACATTTCCTCTGGCTCTGTTTAGTGCTGGAGCGTTCCAACTAGCAGCTTTTAATACATC